TATTAGCGGCACAGTTGGCCAGTATTGAACAACAAAAGAAACAGAATGAGCTAATGCTTGAATCTATCAACGAGCAAGCCGTTTCTAACAGAATAGCTACTATGGGATTGAGCAAAGACGACGATTTAGCACGTAGAATAAGTGCCATAAGCTTTAACGCATAACGAATAATTTAATAAATATATAACAGGATAAATTATGAGTTGGCGTAAACACTTTCAAATACCACAAACAGCAAATGAAGTAGCTGCCTCTAATAGAGGTAAAGAAGCTCATCACATGGGCAGTTCTAGCAAGTTTAGTAGCTGGCTTAAAGACGTATATACAGGTACACCCAATCGTGTTGACCGCTATATGCAATACGAAATAATGGACAACGACAGTGAAGTTAACAGCGCACTAGATACTGTTTCAGAATTCTGTACTCAATTTGATTTTGAAAGCAACTTACCATTTACCATTGAACACTTTCAAGATCCTACAGAAGCTGAAGTTAAAGTACTAAATGCCAGTTTGCGCCAATGGTGTTTGCTTAACGATTGGAACAAGCGTGTATGGCGTATGGTGCGTAATACATTAAAGTTTGGTGATCAATTCTTTATTCGTGATCCTGAAACATACGTTTTATACTATGTCAATGCCGCTGATGTATCTAAAGTTATTATCAACGAAGCTAAGGGCAAAGAGATTGAACAGTATTTGATCAAAAATATTAGCTTGGATGTCAATGATAAAGTAGCAACAAGCCCCTTAATTACGGATCAAAACTATGGTCCTACACAGTTTAACAAGCAGGCTTTTACGCAATTTGCTACGCCAAGCACAGGCACTAATACTAATTCAAATCAAGTAGAAACAGCAGTCAGTGCCAGCCATGTAATACATATTAGTTTAAGTGAAGGCATGGATGTAAACTATCCATTTGGCAATAGTATTTTAGAATCAGCTTATAAAGTATATCAACAAAAGAGTTTATTAGAAGACAGTATCATTATCTATCGTGTACAACGTGCTCCTGAACGCAGAGTATTTTACATTGACGTGGGTAATATGCCAGCTAATATGGCTATGAGCTTTGTTGATAGAGTTAAAAATGAGATTCATCAACGTAGAATTCCCAGTCGTACAGGTGGCGGAACAAGCATTATGGATGCTAGTTATAACCCATTAAGTATGCTAGAAGATTACTTTTTTGCTCAAACAGCAGAAGGTCGTGGCAGTAAAGTTGAAGTACTACCAGGCGGTGATAACTTGGGTCAGATTGATGACTTGAAGTATTTTACCAACAAACTAATGCGAGCATTACGTATTCCTAGTAGCTACATGCCTACTGGTCCAGATGATGGCACAGCCGCATACAATGACGGCAGAGTAGGTACAGCGTTTATTCAAGAATATAGATTTAACAAGTATTGTCAACGTTTACAGAATCTAATGATGACACCATTGGATAAAGAATTTAAAATGTTCTTGAAAAAGAAAGGCATTGAGCTTGATTCAAGTACATTTACACTAACGTTCTTGCCACCGCAAAGCTTCAGTGAGTACAGAGAAATTGAAGTTAACAATGCTAGAGCCGCAGTATTTGGACAGCTAAGTGAAGTTGCTTATCTAAGCAGACGCTTTGTATTGAAGAAATATTTAGGCTTGACTGATGAAGAGTTAGTTGACAACGAACAAATGTGGCGTGAAGAGAATCCAGATGACGATGGAAGTCAGATGGCCTCGGCTGATGCAGCACTAGCAGGCAGTGATTTGAATACATTAGGTGTACAACGTCCAACTGACACTGACATGGAAGAATTAGGACAGACTGAACAAGGTGCACAAGATTTAGCAGCCGGCGGAGAAACCGGATCCGCTAGTCCATTAGGTGGCGCACCAGCTGGAGGAGCCCCAGCACCAACCCCAGGAGCACCAGCATGAAATTAATGGAAGTTAAACCAGGATTCAATGATCCTGCAAATAATGAATTGGCTAAAGCAGAAAAAATGGATACAAGACGTCCTAGACTAACTCTTGAACATTTAAGTAAGCTTAGAAAAATGCGAGAAATTCGAAAGATGGAAATCGAAGATCGCAAAGAACTTTATAAGAAGATTTATCAGCGGCCCGTAGCGCCAATGTAAATTTTGTATACTTAACCTGTATTTCTTTTAGAAAACTGGGCTTTTAACCCTATTTCCCCATACTATTGTAATATATCTGTAAATATAATACAGACAACCATTTTTGGCCAAAAGGAGAGAAATACATTATGTCTAAACATACATTAGAACAAGTTTTAGAAGCCCTTATTAACAAAGAAGATGATCGTGCAAGCGACTTGCTACATCAGTACTTTGTTCAAAAAGGCAAATCAATCTATGAAGAGCTAAGTCAATTCGACGAAGCTGCTGAAGAAGAATTAGATGAAGAAGTCGAAGAAGACTTAGACGAAGGCTTTGGCGATTCTGCTAGCCATGATTTCGAAGATGAAGTTATTGCTAACGAAGAAGACCTAGCAGACGAAGAGTTATTCGGTGAAGCCGATGACAACGAAGACCCAATGGCAGCTGATGAACCTACAGACGACGAAGCTACGGCTGACTTGGCTATGGGCGACGCTGAAGGAGGAGAAGGTGCTCCAGCTGGTGCTGAAGGCGCAGCCGAAAAACTAGACGTTGCTACAGACGCACTAGAAGAATTAAAAGCATTTTTTGCTGAACTAACAGGTGATGCTCCAGCTATGGGCGGCGATGAGCCAGCTATGGGTGATGCTCCAGCTATGGGCGGTGATGAACCAACTGAAGAAGGTTACAGAGCTTTTGGTGAAGCAACAACTTTAAAAGCTGTTAGCAAGCCAACACATGGCGACAATGGCGCAAATACTAAGAGTCCAGTAGGTAATGGTCCTAAAGTAGGCGGCAACGGTGCTAAAGCAGTTAACTTCACAGGCGAAGCTGGTGCAGGTCAAGCTACTCCAAGTAGCAAGACTGATGACATGGGCAACGTAAACAAAGTTGGCAATGCTAAGGCTCCAGCTCCAAAAGGCGTAAGCGTTCCTAAGAACGGTGATGCCGCTAGCAATAAAACTAGCCCAGTAGCAAAGAGTTAATTAAATGGCATACTTACCATTAGTAGAATCATTAACATACGATCAAGCTAAGATGAAAACGCAGATCGTCGAAAATGCTACGGGTGGCAAAGATCTCTACATGGAAGGCATTTTCATTGAAGGTGGTGTACGCAATCATAATCAGCGTGTATACCAAGTCAATGAAATTGCTAAAGCATGTTCTGCCATTTCAGAAAAAATTAAAAATGGTTACAGTGTGCTCGGCGAAGCTGATCATCCTGATGACCTACAAGTTAACTTAGACCGTGTTTCACACATGATTACAAACATGTACATGAATGAAAACACTGGTATAGGTAAATTAAAAATCCTACCAACACCAATGGGTAAAATTGTCGAAACTCTGCTGTCAAGCGGAGTTAAACTTGGTGTTTCGAGTAGGGGGTCAGGCAACGTCAATGAATCTGGTGGCGTTTCTGATTTTGAGATAGTCACGGTTGACATCGTGGCCCAACCAAGTGCTCCAAACGCATATCCAAAAGCTATCTATGAACGTGTTATGCACGATCGTAGACGTGGCGCCCTATGGGGTGTTGCAGAAGCATCTAGATATGACAATAAAGCACAAAAACACCTCAAGGAAGAGGTTCTCAGGTTCATCAATAACCTAAATAAAAATTAAGGGGAATAAAGATGAGCGGAATTAAAGAACTATTTGGCAGTGAGGTTTTATCTGAGGAAGTTCAAAGTCAACTACAAGAAGCTTGGGACGTACAACTAAAACAAATCAACGAAGCTGTGGAAGCAAATCTTCGTGAAGAGTTTAGTCAACGTTATGAGCACGACAAAGGTCTTATTGTAGAGGCAGCGGACAAAATGATTTCCGAAGCAATTCGTAAAGAACTTGAAGAATTAGCAATTGACAAACGTGAACTTGTAGAAACGAAAGTGGCATACAAGAAGCAGGTTAAAGAACATGCTAAACTTTTAAACAAGTTTGTTTTAGAAGCACTAGCTAAAGAAGTTAAAGAACTCAGAGAAGACCGTACTACACAAAAAACAAACTTCGAGAAACTTGAAGAATTTGCTCTTAAGAAACTAAGCAACGAACTACGTGAGTTGAAAGAAGATGAAGACAAATTAGTTAAGGCTCGTGTCGACCTAGTAACCGAAGGTCGCAAAGTAATAGCTGAAGCAAAAGCAAAATTCATTAAAGAAGCAGCCGTTAAAGCTGAAAAACTTCTAGGTGAATCATTGCGTAGCGAAATTACACAACTACGTGAAGACATTCAAGTAAGTCGTGAAAATGCATTTGGTCGTAAGATCATGGAAGCATTTGCCGGTGAATTCATGGCAAGTGGCTTTGCTGACGGTACACAAGTTAAGAAACTTAGTGACAAGCTAACAGTTTTAGAATCTAAATTAAGCCAAGCTACTAAAGTAGCGACGTCTAAAGATGTTGAAATTGTCAAAGCACAAACTAAGGTTCGCATTGCTGAAGATGCCGTAAAGCGTCAAAGTATCATGCAAGAGTTGGTAGCTCCGCTAGGTAAAGAAAAGCGTGAGATTATGCAAGATTTGTTAAAAACAACGAAAACTGAAAGTCTTCGTGAGTCATATAACAAATACTTACCAGCTGTTTTAAATGAAACAGCAGCCAAGCCAACAGGCAAAGCTGTAATTTCCGAAAGCACAACATCGCAGAAGACTGCGGTTACAGGCGATAAAGCTTCTAGTGATAACACTGCTCCGGCAGATATAATTTCACTAAGAAAATTAGCCGGAATTGGAAAAATTTAAGGAGACTATTATGTCTGAAAAACTTTTCGAAGCCCAGAACTGGACTGCAACTAAAGACGTTCTACTAGAAGGCTTGAATGGCAACCGTAAGGCTGTTATGGAATCTGTGTTAGAAAACACAAAGAAAAATATTATGGAATCTGCTAGCGCAGGTGCCACACAAAGCGGTAACATCGCTGTTCTTAACAAGGTAATTTTACCTGTTATCCGTCGTGTTATGCCTACTGTTATTGCTAACGAGATCATTGGAGTTCAACCAATGACTGGTCCAGTTGGTCAAATTCACACATTGCGTGTACGTTATGCTGAAACTGCAGCTGGCGTTACAGCAGGTAGCGAAGCATTAAGCCCATTTAACATTGCTAAAGCATATTCC